GGTGGTCCTTATAGAAATAATGCAATCTTTAATCAGTGGGAAAGTACGGTGCTTGATATAATGAAAGAAAGAAAATATCAACCAATTTTCAACATGGAAACCAAATTAAAAAATGGTGCTAATATGATTGAGAAGGCTGGTGCCAACCTTCGTAAGTTTATGAGTGATATGTTAGATGGTGATGAACTTTATAAGACTGGTAAGGATCCTAAAGGAATGCAAGCTCAGTTTTTGGATAAATATTTTGGTTATAAAGAAGGTGATCCTAATAAGGTAGCTGAACAAACAAATTTTGATGGTAAAGAAGAGGCAGACTCTATTAGAAGTAATGCAGACTCAATTAAAACTGTGGATCTTCAATTTACTAAAGATCCTATTAAGTTTGAATCTAATGACGATTTAGCTAAAACATTTTTTGCTTTGAATACAAAGGATGGAGAAGATTTTTATTTCTTTATACAAGAGGTTATTGGTGACACCGCTTATGTTGTTTATTCTAGAACATTTAACTTTTTTGAGAAGTATATTACACAATCTGGTGTTTCTGCTAAGATATCAAAAGGTGATATGCCTAAAGATATTAATAGAAGAAAAATATCAGCAGAGGGTAAAGAAAATGCTCAAGATTTCAAAATAAAAGCCACAAAGATAAAGATAGAAAATTTAATTGGTAAAGATGGTTTATTTAAGTTAAAAGGTGGTTATGAGGTTAGCTACCTTACTAAGTATCAAAATAAGGCTAATAATCCAAGTGTTAAATCTCAGCTATCTGATAAGTCTGATGTTTTCTATGCTGTTCAATGTTATAGCTTGTATCAAGTTATGAGAGATGTTGAAACTAAAGAAGGCAAAAAAAGATATGTTTTAGATAAGGATATATCTGGTAGAATTCAAACTATTGGTGGATTCCCTAAAGTTTCAAGCTCTGATAACATATCAAAAACATTAATTAAGCATCAGTAAAAATATGAAACATCTTAAAAAATACACTTTATTTTTAGAAGAATCAGAATTTGATGTTAAATTAACAGATGCTCCTGATATAAAGTCTGCAAAAGAAAAGCTATCTAATCTAAAAAAAGATTTAGTTGAATATAATTCTAAAAAGTCTTTAATAGATAATGCTTATTTAAAAATAGAGACTGATGCTGATTTGCAAAAAAAGATAGATGAGATAGTTGGCAAGGAAAGTAAAAATCAATTTATCTCTGAATATCTACATATTGCTAGTCTTAAAAGAAAAGTTGATAAAACTCAGAAAAATATATTGAATGATAAAATAAAAAAAGATGATTTTACAGAGGAATTAAAATTATCAAAAGATGGTTCAACAAAGCAAGCGGTTAATGTAAAAATAACTGATATAAACAATAGAATATCTACAAATACCGCTAGTATAGCATCTTTAACAAAGGAAATTTCAGATGCTCAATCAACACTTGATAAAAAAATGAAAGATATCGAAAAGAATATGATGGATAATATTAAAAAAATAACATCGCAATCATAAAAATAGAAAAAATATCATTTTTTACATTTTATATATACTCTATAACATAAAAAAAAATATTAAAAATATGGCAATTCAAATTGGAAAATACAAAAGACCAGGAATCTTCGTGGAAGAGTTTGATAATTCAATCATGACAACTCCTATAGTTGAAGGTATTACTAATATGGTTATTGGTGTTTCTAAAAAAGGACCAGTTAACACACCTATTAGACTTACAACTGTCAATGACTTAGAGTCTATATTTGGTCAACTTGATAGAGGATTAGAAAGAAAAGGTTCGTTTTTCCACAGAACTATTCAAAAAATGCTAGAGTCTTCTCCAGTATACGCTATCAATTTGTTAAAAACTGATGACACATTAGATGTAATTGAATATAAATCATTATCAGCATCATCTGGATATATCAATGATATTGAAAGAGAAGGTGCTTATAGAAGATTTTTTGACACTACAGGTTTCTGGAAAAGAGATACTGAGTCTTTCATTAATTTAACTAAAAACAATACTGGTTACACTGAAAGAGCTTTAAGTATTACTAACTTATCTGATAGATTTGTTACTGTATTTGCAGTTAAGAGTGCTAGAACAGGTTTTGATAGAACATTAATTGAGTGGTATGGTTCTCAAGAGAAGTTACCACCTTATGTTAATGCTAATGACTTCGCATCTGACTATATGGTTGATGTTGTTGTTGTTGGTGGTGATTGGACTGATTATCAAAACTTATCAATTGATAGTAGATGGTCTAATTATTTTAATGCTTCTGGTCTTGTTAAAGGTCAACTTAGAAATTTCGCTAATGATAGAAATGTTACTTTATTAGCTTATTATGAAGGGTTGTCTTTAATTCCATATTTTAGAGATGCTAATGGTGCTAATATTTTTATTGAAACGGTAATTAATAGAGATACGGATAGAACTGGTGTATTTTGTGCTTTCAACTCTGATTTAGTAGAGAAAGATTATTACAACGGTATGTTAGACTTAGTTGGTCAAACAGTTGCTGGTGAAAATGAAACTGCAATCGAGTTCTTATCTTATAAAGAGACAATTGCTGAGTCTATTGAGATTACAGCTGTTCCTCTTGACTTACCGGGTAATGTTACTGCTTTATTAGCAGGTACATCTTCTCAATATGCTTACACTTCTCAAGCTGACCACGCATTTGGTTCAGTTCCAAGTGTTTCTGGTATAATAGAAAATGGTGATAATAGAACTGCTTATTTTGCTGAAGGTTACATCTATGGTGTTACTGAAGCTGGTTTTATTGGTTTATCTCCATCTGGTTTCTCAGTTACATATACTGCGACTTCTGATGCTTTTGCTGTAATTGGTGGTGTTAAAACTCCAGTTGTTAGTAAGACTTTTACTATAAGTGATTCTGACTATGCTTAAACTTATGGAACTGTATCTTATGTTTCAACATTTGCTATAGATTCTACTGGTAATATTTACGCAGTTAATAACACAAATAATAATGTTAAACCAACAGTTGCTTCAAGTGACTTAGTTTTAGGTTATGTTGAGTTTGATGTTGTTAATGGTGATATAGATGAAACAAGTGTTAACTTAGTACCTGTTAATGTTTACTCAGGTGGATTTAACGATTATCAACACGGTGTTGATTATACAATATCTGATGAAGGTAATGGTGTTATTAAAATTAACTTTGAAGATACAAATACAACAGCTTCAACAGCTAACTATGCTCAATATAGAAGATTCAAAATGTTCAATAGATTAGTTGATTTAATTGATTCTGTTAATAAAGATAAAATGACTTTATGTTTAGGTCCTAATAATGGATATAAAAAGGCTAGTTTATCAACTATGACAATATCTAATATTGTTACAAGTTCAACTTCTGATAAGTCATTCTTATTAGAAACTGGTTTAACTAATTCAGATTTATCAGATGTACTTAATGGTTATTTAGTATTATATACATTAGATAATGAGTTTATACTTGGTACTGATGGTGTTGAGACTAAAGATGCTGTTGCTTCTCCGACAATTGGTGTTGTTGCTAAGTACTCTAAGTTTTATACTAAATTTTATGATGGTGTTATTAACACAGGAGATTACTTCTATGCTAATAAATTACCTGAGTCAATTGTTCAAAATGGTGAAACTGTTAATGTTATATTCGTTGACGGTGAAGATAAAGGTGTTGCTTTCTCTGGTAAGAATTATTTCGTAGTAGAGACCTCATCTAACACAAATCCTGATTTCAATTCATATGAGCAATTTATTGTTCCTTCATCTGATTTGAATAAAGGCTCATTTACTGTAATTGACGCTACTTCGCCTGCTTCACTAGCCGCTTCTATGGGTTATGTAAATACTCCAGGTTCATCTTACTTCTGGGCATATGAAGTTACTGAGGAAGTTGTTTATGAAGAAAAATCAAGTGTTAGTGTTATATATGATGTATTAAAGAAACATTACTTAAAGATGTACTTAACAAATAGTGGTAGTTTAGAAGTATCATTCGTTGATGAATTATTTACTGCTACTGAGTCTGTTAATACAATAACAAGTAACACATTCTTTGTTCAATCAGCTAAATCAAACTTTAAACAAACTGTAGAAATTGAAGTTCCTGCTAACTACACTCAAGTTCCTAACAAGATATTAGTTAATGGTTCTAGATACACTGAAGTTAAAGTTGGTGATTTCTTAGCCGCTTATGTTGATCCAACTGTTACATTACAAGTTGGTGAAGTATCAAGAAAGTTAACAAGAATTCTTTCTAAAAAGGCTTACGCTGGTGATTCAAACTTAGTTGAGATTACTTGTGATGCTAGAATTGATAAAGTAAACTTTAGTGGTGATTTACAAACTACTAGATATACAACAATAGATAATTATGCTACTACATATAAGGGTATCGCTATGAAAGGATTTAGAATTAGACAAGCTTCTTTACCTGATGGAACTGAATCAAGACAAAACTCTATCTTAAATCTTATAGCTAAAGGTACACCTTTATTCAAAGCTGTTACTAACAAAGAAGCTATCGACTTCAGATATTTAATTGACTCATTTGGTCTTGGTTTAACTGAAAGATCTAAACAACAATTAGTAGATATTTGTGGTGAGAGATTAGATGCTCTTGGAATCTTAAACATGCCTTCTATGAAGTCATTTAAGAATTCTTCATCTCCTTCTTTCGTAAATTCTGAGGGTGTTCTTCAGTTGGAATATGTAGCTAAGGGTGGTAATCCTGAAAGTTCTCCAGCTTTCCTTTACTCTTTTGGTGATGGTGCTGGTTCTACATCAGTTGGTTATTTCTTACCTTACTTAACTGTAAATGATAATGGTAGACCAATCGAAGTTCCACCTGCTGCTTGGGTAGCAACAACTTATATGAGAAAACACACTTCAAATATAAGTGGAATGACACCTTGGACAATTGCTGCTGGTGTTACAAATGGTAGAGTTACTAATATTATCGGATTAGAAATGGATTTCACTGCTACTGATATTGAATGGTTGAATGGTGCTCAAATGAACCCAATCGTATTCAAGAGAAATAGAGGTAATACAATTGAAACTGAAAATACAGCTCAGGTTCTTTATAAGTCAGCTCTTTCTTACTTACATGTTAGAGAGGTTCTTATCGAACTTGAAAGAGAATTATCAAGAATGTTATTAGACTTCCAATGGAAATTTAATACACCTGATATTAGAGCAGAAATTAAACTTAGAGCAGATGTTATTTGCGAAACTTATGTAAGTAAGAATGGTTTATATAACTACTTTAATAAGATGGATGAAGAAAACAACACAAGTGATATCATTGATAACCAAATAGGTGTTCTTGATACTTATGTTGAGCCAATCAAGGGTATGGGTATTATTGTTAATAATATCACAATCTTGAGAACTGGTGCTATCTCTGCTGGTGGATTTATTAATGGATAATAATTAATTAATAATTTTATAATAAAAAGAGGAAAGTGAAAACTTTCCTCTTTTTTTTTATTATAACACTAAGGATAAATTCATAGGAATAATAGACCTATGAATATATAATAAAAAATAATTATTAAAAATAT